AGTGACAACACCAGCAGCGTGTATGCCAGTACCTCTAATACGACCACGTAATTGTTCTCCATATTGTTCTACCTCTGGATATTTCTCTCTAAACCATGCAGTTGTTTTTGAAGTGCAGTATTCATCCCAAGTGTCAACCAACTTAAGAACCTTGTTAACATCTGCCAATGGAATATTTAAAGCACGAGCAACATCTCGCACTACGCCTTTATCTTTAAATTCTAAAAATGTTGCAATAGAAGCAACATGCTTGTACTGTCTTATTAAGTAGTCTTTTACTTCATCACGACGTGTATCTTGAATGTCTGTATCAATATCAGGAAAGTCATTACGCTCTGGGTTAATAAATCGAAAAAACAAAAGACCGTTCTCTATTGGATCAATATCTGTAATTCCAAGGGTGTAGCAGAGCAAGGATCCAGCAGACGATCCACGGCCTGGGCCTACCATAATCCCCTCTTTTTTAGCCCAAGATATCATACTTTGAACAACAAGAAAGTATGGACCAAATTTTTTATCTTTGATAACCTTTAGTTCTTCTTCAAGCCTATCTATATATTCTTTATTATCTGCAAGGCCTTTATCTTTTAATCCTTGATAAGCAAGATCTGACAATTGCTTGTCTGGATTTTTGTATTGAACAGGTAATAGATTTAGATTATCTTTAATATCATAGTCTTCAATCTTGTTGGCAAGGTCAATTGTGTTTTCGTAAATATCTGTTCTGAAAATTGCTTGTTTTTCCATAGCAGCCTGGATTTCTTCATATGACAACAAATGAATATCAAACTTATTAAATGACATTTGCCTATCTGCACCATATAGATAGTCAAGGCGTTTCATTAGATCCCCTTGCTTTTTCGACTTCTCATATGTAGCATCTTTTTGAATCTTATTAGAATAAGTATTTAGAATTAATTTTAATTCTTGTATTTCTTTTTGTGATGAATCAACATGGTGGCAGTCTGGAGTAACTATAGGCTTAATCTTAAACTCGTCTGCTAGTTGTAATATGGTACTATTTATTGATTCATTATTGTGTGGCATTACCTCAAGGTAATAGTCATCGCCAAACTCTTCTTTAAACCATTTAATATATTTTTTTGCCATGCCAAGTTCGCCAAGTTCGATTGACTTGGCAATAATTCCACTTGGGCAAGCAGATGAAACAATAATTCCTTCTTTATACTTTGAGAGAATCTCAAAATCTATTCTTGGTTTTTTATAATAGCCTTCTGTCCATGCTATTTCATTTAATTTATTAAGATTTTCTAATCCCTGTTTATTCTTGGCAAGAAGGATAATATGATTATAAACCATATCAAGTGGAGTAGTTCGATCTGCTTTATCTCGCTGATCAAATCTATCTTCGCACATGTACCCTTCTATGCCAAGAATAGGCTTTATCCCATTAGATTTAGCAACACGATACATTTCTCTATGACCAGAAAGTGAGCCATGATCAGTAATCGCTATTGCAGGCATGCCCAACTTTGTAGCACGTTCAACATATTCAGATGGCAACCCAATACCATCGAATAATGAAAAGTGAGTATGTAAATGTAATGGGACGTAGTTCATCTACTACCAGTCGATGTTAGTCGCTGATGTAGTAGATGGAGAATCAAATCCTAGATAGAACGCTTCTTGTTCTGCATAAGGCACACGACGTAATGCCTTCTCTAGTGGATATGGTTCAATACCTTCCCATGTAAAAGGCTCCTTGTCTGGAGCAGATGGGATAAGGGTATATGATGTTTCTGTTCCCTGACCGTTTCGCTTTAACTTCCACTGAAGATTAGAAATGCTTCCAGTCTCAAGTGCATATTCACGAATAGTATTAAATGCTGATTGCTTACTTACACCCATTGACCAAATTGCCACATATGGTGACTCAATTCCGTCATCAACCAAAACGTTGCAATAGAAACGAAGACGGCCACGCCATCCGCTATTTCCCTTTGGATCTTTTCGGTACATTTCCTCTGCCCAGTCACGACCCTCAGCATCCATTGTATCTACAGCCTTACGCTTATAATCTTTTGGATTTGTATGCTCTTTAACAACAAGAGCAAGTCCACGATCTGCATTGTAGTGTGCAGAGTCTTCGTCTAATTCTTCGATGAATCTAATCTTTACAGACTGACCATCTGCCAACTTTAGCCACTTTACCTTTGGTGCGCCTTCATCATTTTTCTTATCGAGCAAGGCATTGATATTCTTTAGTCCTTTAATAACGCTCATTTTTTCTCCTTTGTTTTTTCTAGTTTAGCATGGAAACTATTGATTTGTCAAACTGTAAATCCAGTTCTTTTATTGACTTATCTTCCATATCGCCAATATCTTTGTACTGCTTGTCTATATTTACAACAGTAACACTTGAGCCTAATCTTTCGATTATTTTGTCTTTCATGTTACCCCCAGCCTCATCATTATCAGCAATAATTATTATATCACTAAAGTACCTTTTAAGCAAATCAGTTTGCTTTAACGATATATTAGCGCCAAGAGTTGCTACTGCTGGCATACCAACTTGGTCAAGCCTAATAGCATCAAAAGAGGATTCTACAACATAGACCCTGCTGGCATTTTTTACACGATTTAAATTAAATAATATTTTAGATTTTGGCAAACCTGGAGTATTCTTAAAATCTTTTCCCTCAATAGATCTTGCAACAAATCCAACACATACCCCCTCATGATTATGAACTGGCACAGTTACCATATCTTGTGTTTCTGAATAACCAAGTTTAAAGTTTTTGATTGAGTCTAAAGAGATTTTTCTAATCTTAAAATAATCAACTGCCCTAGCACTGTGTATTGCCTGATCGCATAGCCTATTAATTGTATTACTATCAAATTCAGACCACTCTTCTTTATCTTTTAACTTTGAAGAAATGTCAGCAATTATATCTATCTCTACCTCTTTACTCTTAATAAATCTTATAGATTCAAAATATGTTCTATTAGAAAAATGCATGACAAGTTCAATTAGGTCTGCAGTTTTGCTACATGAAAAACAAAAAAATAATCCAGAAAACTTATTTATTTCTCCAGCAGGGGTTCTGTGATTTGAATGAAAGGGACAAAATACTATATACTCTGACTCTGTTTCTTTTTCAACAGTTATGCCAGATCCTGCGAGTACTCTTTTAATTTGATTGGCTGTGTATATATTGGTCTCGTTCCGTCTATCCCTATTATACATTCGCTCTTTTTTCTCCCTGTATATATTCCATATATGCTTAATGTAAAGTTATATGTGTTTTTATTCTCATTATATTCTATCGTAAATTGTGGATCAATGTCAAGTCTTGGAACATATCCAGATAGACGCATTTCCATAACAACAAGCCTAATATATTCTTGCTGTAATCTATATATGGATGAGTCATCATAAATTACCCCATCCAAACCAAACCTTTTTATAGGCTTGTGCTGATACATTTCCATGGAACATATTATACTGACTTATCTTCATAATCTTTATATCTGTAATATCCCTTATCAAAATCGGCCTGGACTAAGAATTCTCCCATAAAACCATTACGATTCTTTCTAAAAACACACTCTATAATATCACTATTTGTGCCACGACCTAATGCTAATACCCAGTCAGCATCGTAGGCAATCTGTCTTGACCATGCAGTTTGACCAAGAGTTGGAACGGTTTCAAGTTTAGTTACATCATCAGGAGTAGCAGAAGAAATAGCAATAATAGGAACTTCTTCTGAAATTGCCATTAACTTTAGTTCACGAGATAAATTTTTCATTCTAATCGTTTCATTATCAGACTTTTGGTTTGGAGACATAAGTTGTAGGTAATCTACAATAACAAAATCTGGTTTATATTGATCTATCTTTCCCCTTAAAACTAAAGGAGTAATGTCTCCACCTGTATCATTAGATATAATATGAAACTCTGGCTTACCCTTAACATGTTTTTCGTGCCACGACTTAAGCATATCTAGTTCAATCTGTCCAGCACTTAATTTTCTATGTGACCAAACTCCTTCGCCCATAATAGCAAAGACACGATTTCTAACTTCAACCTCAGACATCTCAAGGCTTATGATCATTGGGCTACGACCCTGTTTCCAAGCCTGTACGGCGAAATAGAGAGACAGCCATGACTTTCCTATGCCTGGATATGCAAGAAAAACTCCTAACTGTCCTGGCATGATTCCAGATGGTAAATAGTTGTCAAATCCTGGCAAGCCAGTTTTAATTCCAAGTGCACCAGCCTCTTGTTGTTTTTTTAGATTTTCAAAATACCCGATTGCAGAGTCTAAATCTGTTACATCAATGTCCCTAATTGCTGCAGTATTTTTTCTTAATTCTGCAGTTTTAGTAATTAATGTCTCTAGCGCCTCTACTCCCAAACCACCCTGAACATCTGTTGCTGCAGCACGAATGATATCTTTTAAACTATTTACTAAATATTCAGACTGTAACTCTTCAAGATGATGTTTGGTGGCACCTACACCATCTGCTGGCTCAAAGTCCCTAAACTTTTCAACCACCAGATCTGTTGGCGGAACTGTCCCATTAGTCTCATAGTATTTTCTAATAAACTGCCATACATCTAAGTGAGTTTTTAATATTCCATCGACGTTGGCCTGAAGCATTACATGTGCTTGCTTATCTTTAAGGACGGCTGATATTAACTTAGACTCTGTATTATTCACTTAGCCATTCCTTTGCCTTCTGTCTACGCTCTAGTCTTTCTTTTAAATCTTTGCTTTGTGCCTGTATTGCTTCCAGTATATCATGTGCTATATATGAGAAATGATTCCAGGTTGGATTTTCCGTAACTTCAAAATAATATTCTAACAATTCATAACAACCATCGAGACCATATGATTCTATTAAAGCATCAGCAGACCACTGTTCTACCCACTTGTTATACTTTGGCGCCTGTCCGAATTTAAACTTATAGTGTTTATCAAACCTACTTAACAGAGCCAATCGCTTCTGTTTATCGGTCACACTATTCGCTTTCTTCTAGTTCCGCTTTGGCTTCTGTGATTTTGTTAGTTAGTTTTTCTTCAACAAACTTGTATACACGTTCAAAGGCCTGATCTGTATTTTCTCCATCACGCTTTGAATCTGTTACGCCTAGATCTAATCTAAGCGATTGAAAGTTTCCAAGATTAAGTGTATATCCAAGTGTTACAGATACTTTTGTATCTTCCATTTCATACCCTTCTGCTAAATTGATTCTGACCAAATCGGTATAAATCTACCATCTTCAGTTCTCGTATATGTAAGTATACCATCGCCCATTCTTCGTGTCAACTCAGCCTTTGTAGGCGTTATATCATTTGTTATTAACTTATCTTTGCGTGGCCTACCAATATGGTACGTTGCCAGTATATCACGTATGTCTTTTACTTGCGACTCAGAATAATAAGATCTAACTTGCCAACCTCTTGCTCCGCCCTTTTGTGATCCCGTTGGAAATGGTATAATTCCACGTTTCATTAATGATGGCATATATTTTTTATGTCTGTTAACAAGGTCTGCTGTTTCTCCAACAGTGTATGCTCTTTCTCTTTTATTTTTAAAATCGTTTATTAAACAACTTTCAATCTGATCTTTTGTAATATTATATACAGACATAATTCCATTAGATTTATTTAAATGATGAACTCTTACTAAGTCCCCGTTCAAAAACCAAACTTTTTTATTACCAGGAATTACAGGGGCGCTGTTGTACTCTTCGATCGTTTTATTTCCTTTACGAGTAGCCATCTACCTTCCTCCGAATCTGAGGGTGGATGAAAAAACCTCCTTGAGCCACAAGTCAAACAATAAATTTCTAAATGAGATATCGATGTATAAACCCTGTCTACCATCATATTTCTTTTGCATTTTTTGCACTTGATCATTAATTAGGTATGCCGACGATAATTATATTAACGCCGATTGAAACATCTCCGCCAGAATTAAAGTTTACCACTCCATCTACCTTTGATGTCGTTACTGATTTCAATACAACTGAAACATTTTTACCAGCCTCTGTTCCGCCGATATTAACTGGGGTTGCAGTTACTATTGGAACAAACTTAAAATCTGCTGGAAAATTATAGGTAAATGCTTGTTGGCTTCCTACGCTTTGGTTCGAACTTTTGACTACATCTACATACCCGCCTATAAAACGGGTCTCTGAGGCCTTTGCGCTTTGTTGTACGCCATTAGGGACGTCAACTGTAACATACTTATAGATGGCTGGAGAAACCTGCACAGACACCTCATTAATAGCGTTTACTATTTGATAGATATAAGAAACATCTATTGGTTGACCTAGTTCTGGTAATGGTATTTTTGCCATAATTCCTCCTGTCTAATTATATCAGACTTCCCTCATTTTCAAATAATGTAGCATTTGAAAATCTTTCAAGCGGGATAGTGTTTGTTTGGACTGCAACATTTATGTATTCTTTATCTACTCCATAAACTATAGAGTAATTTGTTTGAGATGTTTTTGCATAATATTGCCAATCTCCGCTATTCCACTGTACATAAATAAAGTATTCCTGTAAATTTTCTTGTGGCTCCCACGCTAAATTAACAACTCTATTAGAAGTATCTATAATAATACTATTTAAAATTTCTGTTGGAGTATCTTCGGCAATAATCTTATAAACAGGAGACCAATGTGAGGTCCTATTTTTATCTTCTGACACAAATCTATATCTCAAAATATATTGCTTATTTTCCCCAAAAAATCCAGGTAGGCTAGACTTAGGAATAATTATTTTTTTTATTCCACGATCTGGTGTTGCCACTATTGCACATCCATCGCAAATCTAAACTCTATATAGTTTGTTGTATTTGCTGCCTTAACAATAGTTTCTGCATTTGTATTTTTTAATACTGTATATCCAGTTAATCCATATACTGGATTTGTTGTAGAAACATTTTCAAATCTAATTGCATCTAGCCCAATATAAAAATCCTCTGAGGCCACACCGCCATTAATTATTGTTGTGTATATTTTTATAATACTTACATTGTTCCAGGTAAAGCCTGTGCTTTTATACAATTCTTGAAGTTCTTTTGTTATTACATAATATCTATTATTAGCAAAATCATAATCTTCTGCTGCCATAATAACTTCAAACCTTGCCCACTCCCCAGTTCCTGGAGAATCACTTTCTGCAAATTCTAACAAAATTCTTACTTCGTCAGGAACTATTGAGGGGTCTGGATCTTTATTTATAATATTAAATGCTAACTTCATTTGATCTGTTGGAGCATTTTTATTAAAGTCTAATCCAGTTCCAAGCAGATGAATGTGGTTTGTATTTGTTCCTATTTCTAAATGATCACCAGATACATTAAGTTCTGATGTATCTCCTCGCATCATTACAATGTTATTAAAAAATCTAGCACGTTCGTATCTTGCAATTCTATCTGTATTAGTAAATAATCTATTGTCTGAATTTGTTTGAAATACTAAATCTGTTTGGTTTATATTTCCATCCTCTAAAACACCGTCCAATGGTTCGTATATGATTGGAAGGGCAACTGCTGTATCCTCCGTGTGATATTCCCAATTTTCATTTACAGTAAAGGCAAACAGAGAACGGCTATCGTATGCTCCAGCAGATGGGTTTGCTCCCGCAGAATAAATACCTACTTCAGAAATCTCATACCTTTCATCTGTTGGCAACTCTGCAGTTAAAACAATTTTATTTACTCCAGCATCATTTACATATCCTCTAGATGTAATTGGCACTCGAAACATTTCAAAATCTAAAGTTTCTTTATCAGAATAGTCTCCAAATTCTTCATTTGTTGCTAAAGGTTTTGCTCCACAGCCTACGGCAACATATGAGGCATATGCTGGTGCCTGACCAATTAAGTACTTTGCCAATATGCTTTTGCCTGTATTAGTTATCATAAATTCACCTCGTATATTGTATCATCTAACACTGCCCCGTCTGCTATTATTGAAACCTCTACCTGTTCGTCGTTTGCCATATTCACTACATTTATTATCAAATTACCCGTTTCTGAGTCAATATATACTATAGAACAGTCTGGCCCAGTTCCGCATTCTGGCACCTTGTTTGCAAAATTAATAGGAAACTTTTTAAAATAATTAAAATCTATATCCTGAAGACCTAATATATTTTGTGGGTTATACTGAAAATATACACTACTTAAATTCTTGATTGGCTGATATATTACATCTTGTCCATTTACTATATCTGATCTTACGATATTTATTAATTCCTGCCCTCCAATATTTTCAAATATAAGGTCAGTCATTACCTCAATTGGAACAGACTCATCATCAAACAAAATTACATCTGGGGTTGCTGGCTTTACATTTTTTACTTCTACGGACTCTGGGATTACTAGCCTTGGTAGATTAGGTGTTGCATTTACTTCTGCCATTTTATACCTCACTCAAATATAGGGTCATGTTAGGTCCACCTATATCCCTAGAATATTCTATATTATATACCACAAAGTTTGATGTTTCTGGCGCTATAACATTTTGCTCTAATTCATTTTTATAAACAATATTTACTATGTCTCCCAACTGGATAATGGGTGTGCTAAATATTGAAACACCCACATTTTTTCTTGGCCTCATTACTTTTTGAATAATCCATGACATTAGGTCTTTTGCATCATCCTCTGTTTGAATGTATTGTGGATCTATGACAAATTCTTTTTTACCGTAAGTCAGTCTGCTTGTTTTGATTTTATCATAATCCTTCTGTGCCCTAAGTGGAGAAATTATAATTCCGCTCTTGCTAATTTCTGGATCAGAAAAGTTGCTATTTTTAGCAAAATAATTATCAACACTTAACTCATTTGTTGATTGTTGTGTAAATGTAATTCCTTGAATTCTTAAATAGTTACCGCTCGTTTCGTCTAAATTAAGAGTTGTATCAGTAGAATTAAATATTAAAAATTCTGCACCGTAAGATCCTGCTCTAAATCCAGAAACAACATAGCCCTTTATTCTGTTAAATGTTGGAGATATCTGTGCATATAATGCTGGATAGGCTTTGTCATATCTTACCTTTAAGTACGCAGCCTCTCTCATAATTGTTCCAAACTCTTCAAAATACATATTAAATTTTGGTGGCTGATTGGTACTTAACCCCGCAAGATATGTTGACTGAACAACTCCACTCATTGCATATTTTCTAAACGATTCATTTGCATTAATTTCATCGTCTCCAAAGGCTGCTGCTACTGGAGTATCTAAAGCAAAAACAGTATTTTGACTATAGTTATTTGTTAATGCATAAACGTTTTCAAACATACACTTAGATCCGCCACGAACAAACAGGGCCATATTATTATAGATTGGTAATGGACTGGTATCATCTACCACCTCTATAAGTTTGTTATTTATATAAAGATAGAATCTTCTTGTTGATCCTATGTCTTGGTACTCAACGGCAAGATCATAAACTGTTGGATTCTCTTCTCCTACAAATCTATATTGTCCAGTAAACTTTCCGTCGTCAACAATTATATTTCCCAATCCGCCCCAAAGTTTTATTGGTATGGCATTTCCAGATGAGTCAGCATAAATTTTATAAAAAACTATATTATGAAGTATGTCTGCTTCTGTAGAGTATTCACTAACATTTCTTTCTGTTAGGGCTATAATTTCAAAGTAATAACCAACGTTTGTATCTGGATTAACCATCACAGCAATTCCGCCAGAGCCTCCAGATATATTTAAACTTTGATTGGGTTGTGAACCAGATAAAACGTAATAAGGCGTTGCATTGATTGCAGTTTGACCTCTTGTCTCGCTAGACTCTACCTTTCCAATAATTCTCATCCTAGTTCCAAAATGCTTAAACTTATTGTCAAGCGCTTTATACTGATATGAAACAAAGTCTATCGGAGTTTCTGTCGTACTAAAAGACGGACCACTCATTACAAGGGCAGAAGCCTGAACTGATCCAGTCTGTGTTGACTTTATGGTATTATTCTGAACTTCATTTGTATATGAGGTTGACAAAAAGTTTTTTATTACACCAGTTCTTACATTTTCTCTTGCTCTTGTGTTGCTTATTCCTGCTGCATTAGTTGTTAATGATAGTTCAGCAATATCTGTATTGTCTAGGATATCTCCATCAATTAATCCAAAAATATGCTTAGACTCCATCTCCATACCTCGAATATAAGAGTTATTAGACCAATAACTGTTTAGTCCAGCCTTGTGTTCTAATACTGGAGTAGAGAATTGTCCACGACCATGTCGTGCTACCTCGCCATTTTTCATAATGGTGATTCCATCAATCTCCTCATATTTTGGCTCTGTATAAATTCTAACTAGTCCAGTTGGATATATCTTTCCATTAAAAGGAAGTTTAGACATATAATATTGGTACTCTTGATTACTACTTATCCATACATTTCCAATTGCCCCAGATATTTCGGTTGTAAATGTTGATGTTCCATTTGATTCTTCTCTAATAATTGTTTTTTCCGCTCCTGGAATATTGTATTGAATAGCATCAAACCTAATAATTTCTCCGTTGGCATAAAAATATCCAGCATGTCTTCCAAGCCAATAAACAGCCTCTCCCAAATCTATGACGTTGTTTATTAGTTGATTATTTACAACTGACGGAACATTTGCTGATATATCAGAATTTAATGGTATAGCCGATAAACTATATTTAGACTGAGTTGACGTTTCTTCATTTATAGACCTAAGAGATTGATCTCCAGTTATCTCCCAAAGCAGTGCTGGTTTATATATCCAGTTTTTAGCAGCAGCCTCATTATCTATCATTGTGGCTTGCTTTAAACTGCCGTATGATCTTTGAATATATCTATTTGTATAATTGATTTTGCCGTCGTTAAAAATATTTTTGTCTGTAGAGGCAATGTCTATAATGTTTGTAAGTTTAACATTTGCATTTTGATTTTCAATAACACCAGAATCCACAAAGTCATTTGTTCCGTATAGCGTAAAGTCTACATCTCTTTCGCCATTTGATGGCATCATGTAGTTTTTACTCATCATTACAAAATTATTATACTCATCAAAAAACATTGCAGTTTGTGTTGATACCGCTAAATCGTTTAATATGTCTGCCACAGTTTTATCTGGTGCTATATAGAAAAATGGAATTATTAATTCTTTTTCTTGATCAATTCTTTTGAAAGTATAATTTGAAAAACCTACAGAGTCTAGCAAAAGTGATATAGCATAACTCAATGATACATTTGTAACCAGCATCTCTGGAGCCTTTATTGATTCAAAATAAAAATATAGATCTCTTAATTCAAGAGTAACCCTTCTTTCTCCTGGCGTATATTGTGGAAAACCTTCAGAGTATAAAGTTTTTAATGGAATCAAATAATCATATCCGTCTACATTTACTACAACATCATAAAACTTAAATTGTATATTATTTGATAAGTAATTATTTACAAGGCTTCCAGTATTATTATCGTTAAACGCATCGTCATAATCAAAAATATCAAGACTTCCGATAGATGCCAAAAGTTGTCCAACTGGCAAACCACTAGTTCCAAGATCTGATGCTATTTTTTGTACATTAAAAGATACAGCCTTTTCTGATATATCAACAACTAGCCTTGGAGATATTTCTATTAGATCAAAAGTAGAGTTTACTTTGTTCATAGTTTCAACAACTACCCTGACTCCCCTGATTTTTTCAAACTCTCTGAATATATTACTTCCATCAGTTGGTGATGTAAAACTAATGGGGTCTGTTAAATCTGTTACAAAGTTAGTTAATCTTGTAACTGTTTCTTCTTCAAGATACCAGCCATATTCTGGAACAAAGGTTTGCCAAGTCCCATCTACCCAAATATGATAAACCCCAAGATCGTTATCGTTTTCTTTTATTAAATAAGCATATCCATTAATTGCTTTTTCTGGTAAAAATGATTCATTATTATATTCTTCTGCTCTAATAAAAATATCTTTATATTTGTCTGGAACCTTTAGCCCATAAGCCAATTCTACATATCCATCATTTTTAATAATTTGTGTTCCGTTACTTCTGCGTGAAGAAGAATTAAAACTAATAACATCAACCCAGTTATTGCCTTTTAAATGTTGAATCTTCCATTTTGATGGTACGGTTCTATTTTCATCTCCATACAAAGGATCAGAAAATGATCCAGAAGCATTTGAGAATGGGCCAAGATCAATAGACCCAACATTTGTTTGCATTTTAATTACAACTCTGTTAGCAGGGACTTCGTTTTCATACACAACAAATGGGCAGGCATCTTTAATGTAATGTTGGCCATTAAGAGGTATATTTGCTATGCCCCTTTCTTCTCCAGACTCTTTTCTATATGAGGTCCAATATTTGAAGTTATCGTTCTTATCTGCCATATAGTATCGTGGTCTGTTTGACATATTTAGATTTGAGTGATGTAATTTTCTACCTGGCATAGCAACTGCCTTATTAATTCCCGACCTTGGTCTAAAACGCTTAAAACAATCCTCTAAAGAATAAAGCATTTTGTTTTTTTGGTTTTGTGACAATAAAAACCATGGTTGCTCATTATCTACTGGATTTATTCCACCGTCTATTTTTACATCTGAGTCTGTTGCTCCAGTATAAAAATTTCCCACATCATTTACATCGAATGTATTTGGAATAATCTTATATTTAAAATCTGGGTCTTCAGTATTGTTTGAAGCAGTAGGCCTATATCTATAGTTACCTATTTTAAATATATTGTCTGCAGTATTCATATTCCACTCAGCAATAATTGCTGCTTGTGTTTTTACTGTACTAGATGATTCTAGATGAGATTTTAAATCTTCGTTCTGAAACATTATACCTCTTCCAGTGTTACTGATATGTTCCAGAAGTCGAAATTACTACCGCCTCGCTTTACAACGGAGTAATTAAAATCAGCGAAATACATTTGAACCAATTGATTATACTGAGATAAATGTGCATATGCATTTGAGTCTTTTCCAAAATTAGAATACTTATCATATGCCATATATACCCAGAATGGACCTTGATGATTTTCATACCAATCTAACAACTCTACTCCGCCTGCTCCTCCGTCTGTAGTATATTCAAGGCTATTGTCTCCAGCATGAGGTGATATTCCAGTTGTTGCGTTAAATTCTGGAACAGTATAATATGATCTAGATGGTAGCATTTCCCATGATGTACTAATAGTAAGTTTGTCAGCAATATGGTATGAACGCATACGACCATTAATCATTCGTTCTCTTTTTTCAATTCTTGTTGGAGAAATATCAATAGGAGATCTATTGTTGTCAGATAATATTAAAAATTGATTATATAAAGATTCATCGGTTTCTGAACCAACATCTTGGCCTACCTCTAGACCATTTGGAACATATAACCCATCAACAAGTGTTCCAGAATTATCAGACCAAAGCATGGCCTGTGGCCTTTGATATTTCTTTCTACCAAGCATATAATCTGCTGTTGACATTAGATTTTATCCCTCCTCAATCTCTTAGACTCAATCTGTCGTAGTTGACCCATGACAGTATTTGCAATTTCATTTGGATTAGCGTCAGACTTTACGTTAACCGTTAGATTATAATTATACATGCTGTCGCCATTGTATTCTCCAGAATTAATAGCCTTCATTTTATCTAGGCCATAAGATTGAACAGCATATTTATTCATTACAAATTCTCCAGGGGTAAGCATTGCTGGTATCTTGTCGGATCCCCTTGCAAATCCTCCTGCTGCTAAATATTTAGGCTTAATAAATCCACCCTTAGATTCAAATAGCATTCCATACCTTCCACCGCCACCGCCGAATGTAGGCTTAGAAGCATTTGAGGCTACGGTTGCTGCAGCCATGGCAGCACGTTTTGTTTGTTCATCAACAACATTTGGTCCTGTTTTTGGATTTTTTAAGGCATCAGTTAATTCATCTATATTCTCTTTTAGCAAGAAGTTAATTCCAGTACCAACTTTTGTTGTTTCTCTTAAATCTGTAAGAGTTTTTATTTGATCTTTAACTTGATCGGCAGTAAATTCAGTACCCCCAACACTAGTCATAACAACCTGTGAGCCGCCTCCGCCTCCACCGCCTCCGCCTCCACCGCCTCCGCCTCCGCCTCCGCCTCCGCCTGCGCCTGCGCCTGCAGCAAAAGCAGCCTGAGCAGCAATAGCAGCATTAATTGCAGCAGTTACAGCATCCCATGCTGATGCAATATTCAATGTTCCTGTAGCAATAGCATCCAAATCAAGAACCATGGTATCAAAATAATCATTTGTAGCATTTACAGCATCTCTAATAAGTTCCCATTCTGTTTTTGTCAAACCAGACTCTGTTTTAATATTTGCAATTGCAGCAGACAAATCTTCTTCATATGTTCTAAGAATATCCTCTAAAACCTTAAGTTCATTTTGTTTTTCTACAACTATTTTTTCTGCATCTTTTAATGTTGTATTTTGAATTTCATAAATTTTATCTTCTTTTTCAGTTATAAGAGCATTTAGTTGATCTCTTGTATAAAGTACCCCATTAATACTAACTTGTAATGCTTTAATTTTAGCAAGTCTTTCTAGTTCTAATCTATTCTTTTGTTCCTCAAGAGCAGCCTTTTGTGCTTCAATAGATTGCTGTGCAGAGGCAGATCTCATCTCTTGTGCAATTTGTGCTGCAGCAGCGATATCACCAGTGCTTAAGGCATCTGCAAGAGTTGTTTGTCTCTTTTGATTTTCTGCAATATTTTGATTTAATTGCTGAACTTTATCTAAAGCATTTATCTGTTGATCTATTGCTTCATTTCGTTTATCATACTCTTCATTAATTATATCCTCTTGTCTACCAATGAGTTCTATTCCACGATTGTATTGATCAATAAATTCTTGTTCTGCATCTATTTGATCTTGTATTGCATCTACAGCATCTTGTGCTGCTTCAACTGCTTTTTCAGCAGGCTTAATTCTATTTCTTTCAAAGTCTGCAGGAGACATTCCTTGTTTTTCAACAAACTGGCGATATTTTTCTAATTTAATTCTGGCTTCTTCATATGCAAAGAAATCATCTATCTTATCTGCTTCAGTTTCCTGTTCTTGCTCTGCTTCAAATCTTAAAGCCTTAAGTTCTTTTGCTAATTTTTTTGTTTCTTCTGTGCTCTTTTTTGCACCCGCAATAAAGTTTTTAAAGTCAACACTATCAACACTTTCTGCTGCAATTGCTGCTGCAAGTCCTTGTTCTGCTAAAATCTCTAATGTCTTAGAAGCACTTAAGCCTGCAGCACGTAACTTAACATACGCTTTATATTGATTTTCTGCATCTACAATTGTTTGTTGCATTTGATCTTGGAAATTGCCAAGTTCTACCTCTTTAGTAAATCTTTGAATTGCCTTACCAAGATCACCAAATATAATCTTGCCATCTTTAATCTTATACAGTCTGTCGCCAAATAATTTAAGTTGATCTGAATCAAGTCCATTTACAATATCAATAAATCCTTGAGTTGCTCCAGCAGCACGAAGCATTTGGTCCATGCCCTTGAAGCCCTTCATGTCCTTGCTTAATAGTTTAACAAAATATTCTACGCCACCAGCAGCATTTATTGATTCTTTTCGTACCTGCTTTAATCTAGAAAGCAATGGGTCTAAGAATGCATATGGATCTGAGCCAGACCCGTCTTCTGTTATATCAGTAGTTCCATCAAGTTCTGGAGAATCTTTGGTAACACGATTCATTTTCTTAATTCTTGCCTCTAATTTATCAACCTTATCCTTAGCATTTAAGTATGCATTGTTTGCTCTTGCCTGTTCCATTGTAATCATTTGTCCAATGGTCCAATTTGCCATTGCCTGTATTTTAACTCTTTCTGCTGCAGTTAGTTCCTCATATGCAATATGAAGATTCATTATTGCTTTTAAGTTTTTAGACAAAGAGGGAAGATCGGCTATAAATTGATATTTTTGCTCTACTGTTTTTCCTTGCATTTGCTCTAACAATAAATCCATTTGCAATATATCTGTAGGAGTTAAACTTCCTCTTGAAAGATTTACCAAAACATTTGTTTGTACTTCGGTTGGCAAAGATGTTATTATTTCTTTTATCTGCCCCCCAACTTTTTTATTTGCCTTTACAAATGGCGCCAAGACATTGTCTGCAATATCAGACATTGCATCTGCTGCATACTTGCCTGTTGGATCAATTTCTTTTAGTTTTTCTAGATAAGAATTAGTACTTTCTGATAATTCATCAAATGATTGCATAATTGCCATATGCTGAGCATTGTATTCTTTAGCGTTTATTGCTCCATCTACATATTGGGCATTCAACATTGCAAGAGCCTCAGATGATTTTGTAAAAGAAACATCTAACTGGTTTTGAATTAATGCCATTGCTTTTTGGTCTTGTTCAAAGGCTTTTTGTTCATCACCTGTTTTGTCTTTTGTTCCCAAGTATGCGGTTCCAAGACTTCTTAGCATCCTAGTGCCAAAGCCAGCAACTTGTGTTCCAGTCAAAGAAGATATTTGAGACTCTATACCCTTCAAGTCTTTAGTTAAACTTTTAGATAAAAACTTTATTCTTGCCTCAATAGTCAATGGAGTAGTAAGAATATCTTGTCCATTGGGAGCAAGAAGTTCTTGTAATTTAGCCTTAAGTTCTAATTCATTTACCCCAGAAAGTTCTGCAGCAGCCTTAATGTTTGCAGCAATGTCTTTTGGATCTAGTCCAAATACAGAAACTCTATTTGCTATATCTTGTGCAGTTGCTGCTAATGCTTCAGCGCTTCCCTTCGTTGCTGAAAACTTAATAACTTCAGCAGACTCTTTGCCAACACCTTCGTAATACTCTCTAAACTTTGCCAACTTGGCATTTTCAGCACTAATAAATCTTGTATCTCCACGACGATTAAATTGTCTTTGACTTGGAGTACCGCCTTCTCCCAAAAATTCAGAGTATGACCTTACAGAGTCTGCGGATCCTTGTCTTATCTTTGCCTCTTTCTCTGCATTTTCTTTTACGCTCTTTACATAATCTTTCTGTGCTTTATTAACTAAATAAAACCCTGCTGCTACTGCTGCAACAATTCCTACAGCAGCACCCATTGGAGTCATTAGCATTGGAAGTGCCATTGCTAATCCCTGAATACCCATAATAACTGGCATTGCCTGTTGTGCTATTTGACCAAATGGACCAGGTATCATAGAAGCAGCAATACCGACACTTGTCAAAGCCATAGCAGCGCCATTAAACTTATTCATCATTGGTTGCATACTTGCTCTAGTGTTAGCCATTCTGTCTGATAGTGCAGAATACTTTCCTCGCATTCTTTGTCCAAGTGATTCTTTTTGTCTTACACCTGGCATGCCTAGGAATACTGGAGAACTGCCAGAAGTTGTCCCTCCTCCAGTTGGAGTTCCAGGTGGAACTAATAAGCCAGAATCTGTTTGAACATAATTAGAGGCAGCCCTCTTTAATTCTTGATCTCTTGCACTAGTATAAGCAATAGCATCATCTTTTCCATCTTGTGGCGCTAATCTATGGGGGCTTTGTCTGTCACGAGTTTCTAAATATATATCCTGTGCCCCACTTTTTTCTACTCCAGCCTTATATTCTTTACCTAAATTAACACCTATTTGATATCCTTCTTTTATAACTGCTCCAGAACTTATTTGTTCCATTAAAGCAAGTTCTGCAGGATTACCAGTTCCAGATTTCTTTCTCAAATATGGAGGAATTGTTACTTCAGAAGACATTGCTTGTGGTATGTGTGCAAACGTATAATCTTCATATGTTGGAGGAAGCAATCCTCGCATCTCTAATTCTCTTGGAAAATTTCTTACAACCTGTGGTTTTAGAGTTGTTCCAGATCTTTCGTATGATGCTCTTTTAACATATGCCTCGCCTAAATCATCTACTGCTATCTCTGCTCTTCTAACATCCTGTTGAGTTAAATCAGACTCTAAAGGTACAACTAATTTTCTTAATGAGTTACGTAATTGTTCTGCAACATCTGCACTAATTGCAAGATTGCTTTCTAATTGATCAATATGATTTATCATTAATGGATATTGAGATTGTCCAACATCTGCAACATTTTTTACATCAGGAGTTATTCCTTGTGCAAAAATATCAAATATTCCGTCTAATACTGGATTAAGACCAGACCAGAAATTTTGATAATTATCTTTAGTTTGTCTAATTCCAGCCTCTGCCATTGCTGCAGTTCTTAATGCAGATGCAAAAGATGCCTTTGCTTCTTCATTTAAAGCAAGCCATTCTGGATCCATACCAAATCCACCAGCATAATTACCTGGTGCCATCATTGCTACAGGAGAGAATCTTCTTTGCTGAAAAGTTCCTCCTAGTACAGTTCCTATTGTTGCACCAGTACCAACTCCAGCAACGCCTTTTTTAAATCCTGGAATATTATCGGAAATCATACTCTGAATAAGACCGCCATATTTCTTGGTCATATCTGCTGGAATTACAGATTCTCCAGGGGTTAGCATTGTGGGAACTGTATCTCTATTGCCACTACCTGGAACTATGCTGACACCCTTATTATATTTACGCATTGGCCCTTGTGGATTCATCATGCCAGGGTTATTAATTGCAAATCTTCTTGCTGCTTCTGATGCTTGTCGATATGCATTAGTTAAAGCAAATAATGCCTCTGCTTCTGATGTAAATCTTTGTGTTAGTCTTGCGTGTACCTGATCAAGAGAAGAAGCAACAGCCTCTGCCTCCATTTGCTCGCTGGTCAAATAATTAGTTTGCTCTCCAAGATATTTAGATTGACCAGTTAGTTTTAAATATCCATTTCTTAGTATGCCAAAAAACTTCATTAAGTTACCAGCAAAGTTAGCAAATAAACCGACAAGCATAAGAACAATTGGGGCTACTCCACCCAATATTGTAATAATAGTACCTATTGTTTTCTTGCTATTGTCTGATAGATTATTAAATCTTTCAACCAATGAAGTTATTGCCTTAAGAACTGGAGTAACAATTTCAAGGAATAGTTCTCCCATTGGTGCAATTGCTGCTCTTAATTCTTCAACAGCAGCCTTAAATTTTGTAGCAGAACTTTCTTCAATGGCAGCCAATTCTTTATTTGCAAGTTGTGCAAGATCTTGTGCAGACATCTGCATAAGTTCCATGGTGCGTTGAGCCTGAGATCCTTCTTTTGCTATATTTTCAAACAATGCTCCGACTCTAGCAAACTGGAACTTACCAAATAATTGCTCAAGTATTTTTTGTCTTGCTAATGGAGTCAGTGTTTTTAGTGCGTCTCCAAGATCTAATACAGTACGCATTAGATTGCCAACATTTCTGTCTACAATATTTTTAATATCAATACCCGCACTATTAAGCATTTCTTTTGCAACTTTAGTTGGGTTAATAATAGAAGCAAGCGCTGATTTCAAACCATTTGCTGCAGATACTGCATCTACACCACCTTCTTGCATAGCAGCAAGAAATACGGAAAGATCTCTAACGTCTCCGCCAAGTCCTTTAATAATAGGAGCAACTCTTGGTATAGCATCAGTTAAATTTTGAAGGCTAACAACAGATTGGTTTTCAACTGCGTTCAAAAAGTTAATAGAGTCTGCCAATTCATTATTATTTAATTTAAATGCTGTTTGTAGTGCGATAGTAGCCTTAAACGCCTCTTGCCTTTCAACTTCACCAAGTACAGAAAGTCGAGTTGCTTGTCTTACTGTTGCTTCAAGTTTTGTTCCACTAAAACCTGCTGCTGCTGCATCTGCTGCTGTTGCAAGAGTTTCTTGTACTGTAACGCCATATCTTGTGAACTCTTGAGCCAAACCTCTGATGCTTTGCATATTAGCATCAGTCTCTTCGTCTATGGTAAACAAATCTCCATAAACACGCTTAAACCTAATCATTTCCATCTCAAGATCCATAAAGACCTTGGATGCTGTGCTGCCAAATACAGATAGTGGAAGGGTAAAACCAACCATTAACTGTCGTCCAGCCCACTGAGTGTTCTTACCAAAATTAATTAAGTTGGTGCTGCCTTGTGATAAAAGTTGATTAAATAGTTGCTGTTTTTGTGCAGCAATCATAGTCTTTGTTGCTAAATCTTCCATATCAAGAGCAAGAGGTGTTACGGCAATTGCCTTCATTGCTCCATTAGCATCACGACCCATTTTTATATACTGGGTTTGAAGTTTTCTTGTTCTTTCTATGGCAACTTTATTTATAGTATCAAATTCGGTTTTAAATACCTTGCCAAACATCTTAGAAGATGCAATGCCATATCTAAAGTATTCTCGCATTGAGAACTTATTCTTCTCAAGAGAATTAGTAAAAGATTCAGCAGAGGTTCGGATTGTTTGTATACGGGCAGCAAACTGTCCCGTTGAATTTATTGAATCGACGAACCCCTGCTGCAGATTTCTTTGTGCTATCGCTGCAGAAGCGCTAGACTTTGCAATAGAGTTATGGAAATTTGATATTTGACGCTGTAAATTTTTTAACTCTGATAGCGCTGCAGACGTGTCAATATTAACGCTAATATTAGCATTAACATCTGCCATTCATTTCCACCTCTTTTTTATTTAATTAGGCATTTACATTTACGAGAGGATTGCCAAGAGGGTTATCTTCTCCTAATTTAATACCTGATGCAACATCCACAATTTTATAGACTGTTGGAAGATCAATATTGTTTTCTAACTTTTCTAGATCCCCCGCCAAGTCTGGCTTGTATTGCTGCATAGCAATTTGTACGCATTCCATAAGGACAGTCATTGACTTATCATTATCGTCTGCTACCTTTTGAATCTTTTCAAAGTTCTTCATAAACTTACGAAGCAGAGCAATATTAAGTGGCTTAAGTTGTATTTCTGTGCCATCCATCAAGGATACTGTTTGCTTTTCATGTACTGTTGTCGTCATTTATTCCTCCGTTATCGACTTTTCCAATTATATCACACTGGAACTTTATTAATTTATCTTTTCGTAGTCAATGCCCATGCCTATTCCAAACCCTGCCTGTTGAGCATTTATACCTTGTAGTGCTAATATATCCTTAGAATCTGTGGCCCTACCCTTGCTAAATACCCTGGCCTTCATATCTTCCCAGGCATTATTTTTATTTGACTGTTTATCTAAATCTACGCCCTGTAATGCTGCATTAAATTTTTTATTATCATAGTCTAAATCTCTTTTTGTTGATAACAATAATACTAGTTCTGGCATAGATATGGACTCTTCAAGTTCCTCAAAATTTTTCCAGATTCCAGTCATAAATACTTCAGCCTCTAATTTAGGCAAGTCCATGGTCTCCCAACTAGACCCGTCATCTTTTGTTTTTATTGATGATTCTTTCTCTTCATTATCTTTTATTTTTACATCAGCGCAATACTCTAATATCTTATATAAACTTTGCATGTCAAAGTCTAGTTCTAAATCTTCTTTTGTTTTATATTTTCCTGGCCTAAATTGTTTCATTGCTATAACTGAGCATTCAATTAAAATATCTATAGATTCGTCATTATCTTTTGCACTTTTTACCTGCTCAAATTTGTCCATAAATTGCTTCATGTATTTTATTTTAAGCGGGGAGATTTCAATTACATCTCCAGATAATGTTTCTATATATCCAACTTCGTATACATTTTTAGCCATTAAACAATTATAGCAAACAGAAAGGCCCAGCCTTTTCAAATATGACTGAGCCTTCTGTTTTTATTAAGTTGTATTATGGTGTGGTAGTTACAGTACGATCAATGATCTTACCATAAGAGCCTGTGCTATCTTCTGGAAGTAGACGGAATGAAACTTCAAACATTGTAGCCTCATCACGCTTTGCAGAAACAGTCACATTTTCAATCGAGAGTGCACGATATGCGACATAGATACGTTCCAAGTTGGAACCCTCTTCGCAATCGCCAGTTCCAGGACCAACAGCAACAAGACCACGCTCAACTGGGCATTCGCCTAGAGAGCCTGACTTCATGTTGAATACTTGGCCTGTTGTAGTTGTTTTGTCACCAGTAAGATCAGTCTCAGCGTTTGCTGCTACTGCGATAATTAAGTTTTCTAAAGTTGCTTCAGCAAAAGTGGTATTTAGGTTTACCTGCATACCTTGCTTATATAACTTAGCAACGTCAAGAATCTGGTCAACTTGAACTTCACCAAAGTCTGGCTGGAAAACGAGTTCCAAACCATTCATAGTGTAACCAATACTGTCAAAGCCTGTTGTACCCTCAAGTGTGGTTACATAGGCTTCTCCTTCTTCTGGTGTTGGGTTTCCACCCACTGCCAAAGGTCCATCGTAAACGAAGACCTGGGCTGCACCGACGATAATATTATTACTATTACCTAGAGCCATTTATTTCACCTCTTTTTTTTCTATAGAATAAAAAGGCGTGTTTCCTCAGTATAAGTATACAGCCTTTTATTAAATTATTAACTTGGTTGCTGCCTTGGGTTCTGGCTGCCAATCTTGATTTGTAAGGTCTTTGGATTGATGGTAGTCATAATCTATAATAATCTTATTTCCCCCGTATGTACGTGCGGTGCCAAAATCTATAATATCCCTAGTCTCTTCTAACTGATATATTTTAAAATCATGAAAATAAAATTGATTGTCAAATACAGTATTGTTGTCAATTCTAATTTGCCTGTTCATTGCCCAGTTGTTTATTTCACGAGCAGACTCGTCTCCTCTATCTAATAGCCTTAGCACTGTTTCTTGTATATGAATCATAGTCTCTATTGGGTTTGACCCCTGTGCATAAAAATAATACATAACCTGTTCACACTTTATATGTGGAAATGCAGATCTTCTCATTTTTATTAATCTATCCCATGTTGCTGCTGCCCCTATTGTGCTGCTGTTAAAGTATTCAGTTAAATCATTTATTGTTGATGGAGTAGAAGGAAAAAATGGAAAATTTCCAAGCCCAGATAGTTCTGGAATTTTTTCTTCAAGATATTTGTTTATCCAAAGCACTGGTGTATTAATTGATGATGCATTTGGGCCATATAATTCTGCATAAGTCATTATTTAACCGCCTTTATATTAGCAATCCAACGATATCCTGTTTCGATACCCTTGCCTCTGCCAAGTTTAGCACCTGATTTAAGATTCTTTTTATATGCAACTGGATTTTCAAAATCTTTTAGCATACCGCTTTTACGTAAAAATGTTTGCTTAAAATATCTACTAAAGAATGAATCAAATACCTTTTCAAAGCCACGCTCTGTTGCGCCACCAGGATTATTAACTACAACGGGTTGTCTAGTAAATACCTCTTCTCCATCTACCTCAAATCTTAAAGCCTGTGCATTTTTTGGTTTAATAATAACTGGCTGACCCTGTTCCATAATAATTGCTTTATTGTAAAAGGGTTCTCTAGATCCATCTTTAACAGATGAAGATTGCCTAAATGAAGATCTAAAAGAAAGACCAAGGCCACTCAATGTATAGTCTATATCAAATAATCTTGCATCTGGACTTCCAACCTGATACCATTCATAAACATGGTGCAAAGTTTGTGGGCTAACTCTGGCGTTTGAATCAATATATTGTTTAAGCAATTCAATAGTATCTCTTCCTAGATTATCAAGAAATACTTTCTTTCCCTTTTGAACTCCATCAAGAAAACCTGTAGAATAATTAATAATATTATTCATTTCTTTTCTAAATAAATTGCTATCTAGTTTTACGGCTATCATATATCACTTGCCTGATTTTCTGACCTACGAATAACAACATTATAATACTCAACATTTCCAAATGGTCCAACAAATGGATCTTGAGATGCTATTTCAAATATAGTAGATTTGCCAGCACGTGGGCCTGATGTTTCTAAATAAATTTCATTACAGTTTTTGTCTTTAATGTTTGTAATAATAACATTTGTAATTGAATTACGAGCCTCTTCGCTAGATATTCTAATATCTGTTCTAACACG